TGAAGCTATCCTGCAGCCCAAAATATACAGCGCGGTGGTATTGATAATAGAAAATGTGTCTATCGTTCAGAACCTGCGCTGCTGCCTCGTTCAGGCGCTCGGCGAACTCGAGGTGCTGATCGTACTGGTCAGGGTCCTCTAGTGGCTCCCATGCTAGCCCTAGGATGCCTTGACCTAGGCTAAGCATCTCTAAGCGCCACCCTAGGCGGGCTACGCCCTCAGTCTCACCCGTGAGGGTGTCTCGTGAGATAACCGGGCTCTTAGTGTACTTTCCGGAGTCGATATCTTCGCGCTGCTGGCGGTCCTCGTCGCGCTTAATCTTCACCCCTAAATGCTTCAGGCGCTGTTGCGCTTGGTGCAATAGATCGAGCTCGTGCAACTCGGTCAACTTCTGCGCTTTGATCTTCCAACCTAGGCGCCACTCGTGTTCCTGTCCGTCCATCTTGGATCGGCTCTCGTTCTTGGTAGTCATTTGACTAACCTCCATTCACTACCCTCTAAGAATACTCGACTGGGTCAAGTCTGGAATATCCCTAGCACTCGCTCGGCTCGCTTCGCGTGTAGTCGTGAGCGGTCCGCCAGTGCTTGCGACGGGTTGCGCTGCTTTTTCGCGCTTGCTCTGGATCGTCGGTTCGTGTCTTGGTCTGGCGTTACCTAGGCAGGTCTATGGGTGGCAGGTCAAAAGCCCAACCCCCCCTCCCCTACTAAGGGAGAGGTGTCCGACCACAAAACCTGCATACAAATTTCTGAGAAATTCCAGGAAAAAATCCCTAGGTACTTGCGGTTTGCTAGTACTTTGTTCTACACTTATGTTCTAAATGGAGGCAATATGAAAAAAGACACACACAATACAGCAAGAAAAGCATATCAAGAATCAATAGACAACCAAATTTTATTTGAAATTCCATTCGGAAACATTGGTTGTCACCTTGATTCAAATCAAAAACACGGTATCCCGGAGACAGGAAGAAATGGAATATCACCACTCGGTCTTGTAATAGAAAGTAATATACGAATACATAAAGACCCTAATACGAGCGAGCAAACCCAAGTAGGCGACAGGTTAGTTTTATATTCTGACAACATTCAGTCATTCATAGGGTTAATTCATTTAATGGAAATGACTCTACGTCTAGAGTGGGATGAAGCTCTTCAAACACGTATGGACGATGATCCAACACATCGATACGATTACCTAAAAATGCAAGCTATGTCGCAGTTTACTGAAGATAAAGTTGGATTTCCAGATTGGCCTGCTAAAAATGATTAAAAATACTTCAAAGCTGTACTACAGCCTACGAGAAGCCTCAACGACGCTGGGTATATCAGAGAGTCAGCTATCTGGCCTTATAAAAACGGGGAAGATGAAAGCTTTCAAGCTTGGGTCAAAAATACTAATCCCGCGAGAAGCAGTCGAGAATATAGTACTTGAGCCATACCCGATAAAGGAAAATCATGACAAATAAACGAGAACGCGATGCTTTAACAGATGAACTTTTTAAAAAACCTTTGTTAAATTTAAGTGAAGTAGGGCTAATTCTGCGAATTAACAGAACTTCAGTATATAAATTAATAAAAAATAAATCACTTCGCGCAGGTAAGATTCCAACAATGCGAGCTTGGTTTGTTCAGCGTGAGGATCTTATGGATTTAATTGACAGGTCGTTACAAGGTGAATAGCTACCAATTAGAAAAGATGCGTAGTGACAAAAAATACCACAAGATGCAGAATCTTTTTACTCAGATACTTTTTTACCAGCGAGAACATGGATTTTCCCCTTCATACAGGGACTTAATGACTGCTACTGGCCTTAGCAGCACGTCTGTAGTTAAGTATTACCTCATTAAAATGCGGCACAATGGCTTAATCCGTTATGCTAATAACACTGCAAGAACCTTACGAGTTACTGACGAAGGAAAAGAGGTGTTCCGTGTCAAATAGCGATTTAGTAGAGCGCATTGAAAAAGGGTACGGCGACTTAGACCGCGATTCAGTGCGTGACTTAGTGAAAGATGGCAAGTGGTCAGTCCAGGAAAACATCGACAAGCAGTTAGTTGTACGCGATGAGTCTGGTCATGTCGTTAAAGGCTCTCGATTTCCAACCAGTAAGATGCACGAGAACATGAAGCTGCTTCGCACTCAGTTGATGGACCAGATAATGGAAGAAGGTCATGCTGATTTATGGTACGGAAGCTTGATGCAAGCGGTACAGAGCCGTGACGCACAGGCATTAACCATTTGGCGCGACACATTCTTAGGTAAGCCGTCTGAAGTGCAGGAAGAAGTAGACGTAATGGACGTAGTCGCGTTGCTCCAGAAGTCAATGCGAGTAGTTGATGTTACCTAAAAAGAAGGAAGACTGGTATCACCCGCTTTGGGAAGCCATGATGCCGGGAAAAGTAGCTTACGAGCCGTTTACTTGGCAAGAAGACCTTATTCACATCCCTGCGTCAGACCCGTTAAAGCACACAAGGATGATTGGCGCTTGCGGAAGACGTAGTGGTAAGACTACTGCCATTGTTGCAGAGGTTGTACGTGAAGCATTTACTGAAAGACGTGATGGTTCAAAGATACACCGCCCTTCAATGGTGTACGTTATCGCTCCTAACTATGAGCTTGCCATGAAAATTTGGGAACCTATCTGGGAATTGTTCGTTCCAGACCACGGACCCCTTACTCAACTCAAAAAAGGCCATGACAAGCAAAGAAAAATCATAGATTTAGCGCATGGTGGGCGAATTCAGGCCAAAACAGCAGACGATCCTAAGTCTTTGCAGGGTGATAGGGTTACCGCAGCCTTTGTTGACGAGGCACATGACATTAATGAAGAAGCATGGGCAAACTTTATGCCCGCATTAACAGATTCTAAGGGGGTACTGCGAGCAATCGGTATTGCTAAAGGCAAAAGTCGCTTTCGCTCCTACTTTCAGCGTGGATTAGACACTAATGAAGACCGTTTTAATGCATTTTCAGTTGCATCTACAGAAAATCCGTATATTGACCCTCAAGAATTAGAGTTGATGCGTGAAGACCTGACTGATAACGAGTTCAAGCAACAGTATTTAGCTGAGTGGGCAGAAGATGATGGGCAAGTCTTTAAAAGCAACGACGAATTGTTTGATGTAGAAGACTGGCAAATTTTTGACGGGCCGTTTTTGATGGGCTTAGACATTGGAAAGCTAAACGACTACACCGTTGCGTATGTAGTAGACATCCCAACCATGTCAGTTGTAGCTATGGACAGATTCAGTGGTCTTGATTACACAGTGCTTGTACCTCGCGTGACAAACCTGTTTCATTCGTTTGCATGTCAGACAATTCACACTGATGCGTCTGGTGTAGGTGAGCCTGTAGTCGATATGTTGCGCCGTGAAGGGTGCTCAGTGTCGCCATTTAAATTTACAAACCAATCAAAGGCAAAGATAATCTCTGGGTTAGCTGCCGAAATCGAGCATAAGAGAGTACACTTCTTAAAGAACGACGAACAATTGCGTAAAGAATTAAATCTTTATGAGGGTAAAGTTATGGCAGGTGGACAGATTAGATACTCTGCTCCAGTCGGGTATCATGACGATTGCGTAATAGCATTAGCTCTGGCTGTTGAAAAAGCAAAGAAGCGACGCAATACATCGCGTGGAGCGAACGCTGGTTCGTATTTAACTTTTTCAGAATCTGAACCCTGGATGCGGAGGTGGTAAATGGTATCTACAGAATACGAATCATATGACTCTATGGACAATGATTTTAATAGATTCCTCATGCTTAAGCGTGAAGTGTACGGAAACTACTTTGCAGCCGTAGACTTAGACAACGATTATTACAATCTTGATTATCCAAACAAGACGCAGATTATTCCAAGAGAATGGATTCAGCAGGGTATCGGCGCAACGATACCACCTACCGCACGTAATGCTGTCGATAACCTTGCTGACCATATTTTGACTACGCCACATATTTTTGTGCCCGCTCGCCCAACTAACTCTGAGCAACAACAAGAACAAGACCTAGCTGAACGGAAGCGTCAGTTTTTACGTTCATTCTGGGACCAAGTAAAAATTCAACAAGGCGACCCTATTTCGCAAGGCAAAAAGAAACTGATTAAAGACGGTCGTATTATTCTTAAAAAGGCGTTACGTTGGGATTTAGTACCTGACCCTCCTAGCGATGATGCGTCACGGAAAGAAAAACTAGCGTACAGACGCGAACTAAAAAAGCTAGGTGAGTCTGAATTTTTGTGGAGCATAATGAATTGCCCTACAGAAACAATCATTGAAGACCCTAGTGATTGCTATGACCCTAAGTATGTATACGAGTTTTATAAAATATACGCTGGCGATGCACGTCGCATGTATGGATTGGATGATCACCTTGCCGACTATAAAGACACAGACAAAGTGGAATACGTCGAGATGTGGACAAAGCCTCATGGTGACAGCCCCGGCGAGTACGTAATTTGGTGTAAGGGTGAGCGCGTTCACGAAGGTATTAATCCATACCATTGGGAAACTGCACGTTCGACAGAAGAAAACCCTGTGTACTCAGGCTATGTACCATACGTTATTCGAGATTCTGGATGGGGAGAAATTTCTGCTGAAGCTAAACCAGAAGAAAAGTACGTAGGCATTCTGCGTTATGTACATCCAATGCTTGAAACTGAAGCTAGACAGCTTACAGCCGTTGACATCCAAATGAGATTTTCTACATTTGCTCCAGTTATTACTAAAAATATTTCTGAAGACAACGATGCACCGATTGAGATTGGCCCTGGAAAGCGCATTAATCTTATGGATGATCAGGAAATTAGATTTGAAAGTCTTCCTGAAATTCCAATGAGTGCCTTTAATTTAATTAACAAAGTACACGATTACACTAACGAATTATCTAAAGCAAGTATTTTGTCTGGTAATGTGCAGCGTGGAGTAGAGACTGCTACTGAAGCTGACATGAATGTGCGTAACGCCGCAGCTAAGCTAGAAGGTCCAAATAACTCATTGCGTTCGGCAGTAACAGTAATGAATCGTCGTATTTTGCAATGTATTGAAAATATTTTAGAAGCTCCAGTTACTGTGTTCGGAGGTATTAAAGGTGCGCCTAGTTCAATTAGTATTAAACCAAATGAGATATCTGGGTATTATGAAACCTACGTGGAATTCTATACTTCAGACCAAGCGGCCCTCGATGCAAGAAATGCTCGACTCTGGGCTGACTTATACGCCGTCTACCAAGGAACCCTTTCACCTCAAACCGCAATGGAGAAGGGTGGTATTGAAAACCCACAAGAAGAAATGATGAAGGCTGCAGTAGCTCGATTGTTCTTGTCCGAACCTGCAGAGCAAGTGCGTACACTTATGATGTTGCAAGGACTTAATACAACTGCTGAAGATGTGTTAATTTCATATAGAAACAACTTACTTGGGGAGTCATTAAACGAAATGCCCGGAGGCGCACCTACGCAAAACCAGCGACCGTCTATGCAGCAGATGTTTGACCCAACACAACCTGTTGTTGAAGAAGCGCAAGAGAATGTACAGGTAGACCAAATACAGGAGATGTTTAGATAATGGCTGGTGAATTATCAAATGCAATGCATGAAGTAGCCGCTTCTGCGTTAGCATTAAACTCTAAAGCACTGCTTTACATTGCGGATGCGTTTGCAACTGAAGATTATATTGATTTAACGAAATGGTCATTTGAAGAAATGTATCAAGTATTTGACGCACATGGGCATGGAAATGACTTACGATATTGTCAGGATGAATTTTGCTTACAGGCTAGAGGTGTAATAAATAACATCGTTGCTGAACAAACACAAGCAATTCAATCATCGCTCTTGCAATCTCAAGGGGGTCGCTAATGACTGCTGCTGAATTCTTAAAAAAATTACGTGCGGCTATTAATGCTGAAAGTAAAAGACACCATAAACAAACTGACGCCCCACAAAAATGGAGTCCAATAAAAGATGAGCAATTTAATGAATTGCTTACTAATAATAACGAATTCTCTATTGAAGAAATAAATGGAGCCTTAGCAGCGATATCAGAACTTGATGCAAGTAATGAAATATTTAATAATCTTCAAACTACACTAATTGAGTCTATTGAACGTCCTGGAAAAACAATAATGTGGTATCCAGATCGAGATTGGGAATTATCTACTCCGTGGTCTGAAATAATAATTGGTGGTGGCATTACTGAAGAAATTGGTAATGGTAAATGGTCTTCGTTTCAAGATAAATATCTTCCTATCACTAACGGGAGATTTGAATTACCTGATAATTTTTCACCAACAAAAGGTGCTGACCTTGAATTAGATAAAGAAATTATTAGAGATATTCAAAGTAAAGCTAAGTCAATACAAGACGCATTAAAACAAAATTATCTTGCTCAATTGCGGATTAATCCTAATGCTACAGATGATGAAATATTTAGATCGCTATTGCTTGGAGGACCAAGCGGTTTGCTTGAATCTGATGTTTCTGGGATTAGTACAGGTAGCTTATTAGACTATTTGCCTGAATTAATAATGCCTCAAACAATAGAAGCTTATCAAGGTGGAGCTACAGGAGGAAGATTCCCTGACGGCACACCTTCAAGTATTATAGGTGATACGTATACTGACAGCGCAGGTAATGTAAGAAACAACAATAGTTACAGGCCCGGAACTGCAGATATTCCTCATGTTGTTACAAATCGTAATGGTAAAGAAACATACTACGATGAAAACTGGCAAGAAGTTCCAGCACCGCGTAAAGATGTAGGCCCTGTTGCCTTTGAACCTGATTCTCGGTATTTTGAGCGCGATCCTGTTACTGGCGAATGGAAATTAAATGAAGCATTAAGCAATCTGCCATTAGGTGAACAGGCTCAATTTGATAATAGATTTAAATTAGCTGAAGAAGCAATGTCTAATATTCAAAAAGGTGGTCAACTAGGAATAAACTTTGCTGCACAAGATTTAAAAGGACGAGAATATCTTGACGATATGCTTCGAGATCCCGGCATGTCTCTTGCGCGTATGGCTAATTTTCGTGGTGACCCTCAATGGAAAGGTGGTCGATTTGGAGGTGTAAGCGCTGCAGACAGATTTAACGATTATCAAAATTATTATGGCGGTTTAAACGAACAGCTTCGTAATTTATTTGCTAATCAAGGATTATTTAATCCTCCGCCCGCAACTACAGGTCCTGCGTTTCCAGGAACTATTCCACCTCCTGCGGGCGGTCCCGGTCCAGTTACTACAGATCCAAACACAACATTTGTACCACCACCAATCGATCCTAATCCGGGGCCTACAAATCCACCAAAGCGGCCATTTGTTCCTACTCCAGTAAATCCTAATCCAGGACCTACAAATCCACCAGTAAGACCTCCACAGTCGCAAATATTTACAGTGCCACCTCAACCACCAATATCTCCTGGAACTATTCCTCCGCCGGGAGGCGGACCTAGTGCTGGGTTACCATCTGGACCTAGTTTTCCGGGCACTGTTCCACCTCCGGGAACTACTCCTTCATTTCCGGGAAGTACTCCACCTCCTGCGGGAGGGTCGCCTATTCCGCCACCACCTGTAGTGCCACCGGGAGGTCCAGGAAATTTGCCACCACCACCAAATATTATTACCCCACCTCCTGTTGGAAAAGGTCCTCCTATTTTTAAAGGTCCGGGAAATTCACCGCCTCCACCAATGAATGTACCTCCAGCAATCGATATTGGGAGTGATAAAGGAGTATTTAATCCTCCGGGTTCAGTAAAAACTTCTGGAAATAGATTTGCAACAGGTAGCGCATTAAATAATTTTATGGCTCAGTTAGCGAAAGAAAAAGAAAATAATAGAAAACTTCGCTTACGACCTCCTGTAACTAGTAGAAGGGGGTCATTCGGATAATGGCAAGAATGGAAGACCAAGCTATATGGGACTTAACTGTTCAAGGCTTAAATAATTACCAAGAAAACTATAATATTGATTTAGTCGAATCATTTCGTCCGTGGGGTTTTAATACGTTTGAAGACATTGCTAAGATGTTTTGGATAATTGCAGAAGCTGAGTCTGCGTTTGATCCGTGGACTGCTGGCGATAACGGTGACAGTGTTGGATTATGGCAATCTAATATTAAAAATTATGAAAATGGAGGCAGAAACAAGTTAGGCTATTCACACGATGAAGTAGCGGGAGATGTTAATAAGCAGATAGAAACTGCTATTCAAACTGCTGTTGAGCGATTGGAGTATCCAAATACTCCTATTTCTGAATTAGGAATACCGGGATTTGAAGATGTTCAGATTTCTATACAGCATCCGTTTTCTCCATGGAGCGTATATTTATTAGCTGGCTCTGATTCTGAAGGAGGAAATCTTTTTAATCGTGGAATGAATTTCTGGAATGACTTTTCTAGTAATCAGCCTAGCAATACGTTACCTAATCCTTCTGTGGCTCAACCGTCTACTCAACCTGCTACTCAATCAGAAATGGGACTTACTCCAGAAGGATTGGCGCGATATCAAGAAGCTGTAGCTGCATATGAAAATCAAGATGTCGCTGGCATTCAAGCTAAAGCTGATAGTTGGAATACTTACGCCGATACTATTGCTAATGCAGTAAACAGTAATGCTTTTTATCTTGATGCGTTTGGTGACGATACTGAAGCGTCGGCTAGAAATCAAGCAATGCAAGAGCTTTCGCATTTAATAGATGCGCCTAATATTGAAGACTTTTATGAAGAAATAAATATACAACCTACTCAAGCGTATCAAACAGCACCGCAATTTCAGGTAGCACCAGAGGTAACTCAAGCTGAATTAGACCAAGATAGATTTAATTCTACTGCGTTAATAGGTAGAAATATTATGCAAGGGTTGCCTACTGGTGAAGCACAAATGAATGTTAGTCCAGAAGTTTATCAAAACTTAATGGAATTAGGTCCATCTGCAGGACTTGATCCAGCTTTATTATTTGGTGGTCCTGAAGGTGGGCAACTAGCAACACCAACTATGGACACAATAGCTAAAGCTACTCCAATGGAACGTGAAAATTGGAATGCTGCTGCTTCAATGTTTGAGTTGCCTGATTTTACTGACTTAGCAGGTGCTACTAAGCGAAGATGGAGTGGTCGTAAAGAAACTGGTTCTGGTCTTATGAATACAGCACCACGACCTGCACGACCAAGTATCGGTGGTTTAGGTGGCGCTTTGGGTAGTGTTCGTAGAGGTGCATTAGGTACACCTAATAGAACTCCAACTAACTATCGTTCACCAAATTCTCCAAGCAGAAACAAAGCAGCAGCAATTCGTTCTGGACGAGCAGGTCAAATTAGAAGTTCGAGGTAGTAATGGTTTACCGTTCTTTTCAGGAACAAGCTCGTACAACCGCTCCGTCTGGGGTATCTGGTATAGGACAAGTAGTTCAGCCCGGAGAAATTCTAGCTGAAGAAGACATGCAGTTTAAGTTTCAGCCTCCGCAGGGACAACAATCAACATTAGGTAAAATTGGAAGCACAATAGCTGCAGTCGATAAGCCAATATCAGAACGTCTTGGATTTCAAATACCTGAGATGCGTGGACCTCTTGATGAAATAGGAAACTTTGTACTTCGCGAAGGTTCACGCCCAACCAACTTATTGTTTGCATTACCGGGAGCAGGATGGGGTGCAAAAGGTGCATTAACTGCAGGTCGCGCTGCTACAAAAGCAGCTAATCTTGCTCGGTTTGGAGGTAGAACTCCTACACTTGGACGTGGTGTAGCTAAAGTAGCAGAGCCATTATCTAGATTCGCTGTGGGGGCGACGGAACCATTTGGTACATTCGGCGGTAGATTACCTTACCGAATAGGTGCGGAAATGGGTGGTGGTGTATTAATGGCTGGCTTAAGCCGTTCTGCAATGGATGCAATACCAGAAGATGCACACTGGTCAGTTAAATTGGCTACTGGATTAGGGGCTGGTTTACTTGCAGGTGGGATGGCAGCTAAAGCTGGTATGTACCTTCCAACTAAATTTCCAGGACTGGTTAATCAACAAGCTATGGCTAAAGTATGGGCTGCTAGGTCAATTGCAGAAGTAACAAAAAATGCAGCATTAAGAGGTATTCCTAATCAAAGTATGCAAGGGCAAATAAAAGATATTGAAGGCTTAGCTTTGAAACTTGCTGATCAAGAACAATTTACTCTTAATGAAAGCGGTTATCCGACACCAATAAGAGAAGGATTAAATCAATCTGCGCTTGAAGCTATTGATAGACCCACATTATTAGATGGTGAAGATGGAATAATTAGTCCTGACCTTTCTGGGCCACGTTTATCAAGGGGTTTTGATTTTGAAGCTGGTCGTTATGAAGCTAATTTAGATACTGCTATTAAAGCATCTCAAGATGCTAGTAATCATTTAAAAAAATTCAAAGAAGGACGAGAAAATTATCCTGATCCTTTTAAAGAATTTGAGCGTTTAGAACTATATGATGAAGCGCCTCCTTTATATGAACAAATAGAAAATGTACTTACAAAAGCTTATCAAAATCCAGAAGGAGAAGAAGGTCTTTGGCTAACATCGTTACGTAATTTTCTTGTAGATGAACGTAATATGGGGCCATTAAAAGCAGAAAGCTATTTGCAGGACTTTGCGAATGCTGACAGATTTTTAGCCGAATCAACTGAATTAGAATTAGGCTTATTAAAACCACGCGCTGATGATGCATTTAAAGTAAATAACTTGGATGGCAAACGAGTCAGCATATGGGATAAAAGTATTACAAGTAATCTTAATAATAAGAAAATTAATGCTGCAGTAACAGAAGTAATTAGAAACAATCCAGACCAATTTGATATTCGTAAAACATTACCATTACCACTCACAGGTAGAGGTGCAGAAAATCCATATGCTGATTCAAATGAAGCTATAGCAAAATACTTAGAGATGGATGAAGCAGCACCTGAATTAGAAGTTCAAAGATTAAGCAGTGAAAATGCTTTCGATACAATGACTGATATAGATAGATTAGAGCTTACTCCCGGTAGTGCTATAGCTGGTAAAGGGTATTTAGAAAATCTTAAAGCATTAAATAAATTTTTAAGATCTCGCAAAGAAACACAGGAATTTGATTTAGGACAAGCGCAACTTCGATTTCCTGATCGTGAAGATCAAATAAGATTAACTGCTAACAATCCAAATACTTTAGACGCTATACGAAAATCTCCATCTAAAGCTTTTTTTGATAATGCAGGAAATGTATTACGTATCTATAAACGGCAAGAAAACCGAACTAGATTTGCTGATGTTCAAGCAAAAACAGCAAAAGGTAATATGCCTCGAAGTCAAAGCGCAAAAATAGATGATGTATCTATTCGTATTACTGATCCTGCATTACGTGAATTTTTATCTAATCTATATGCAAGAATAAAATCAGGCGACGCTAAAGAAAACGCTGCTGATTTAATAATGCGTGATATTGATACATATGAAAATTTATCTCCTGTTGCTAAGCAATTACTTGATGCTAGTGATGCAGGGCGACCTACTAAAAAACAATATTTAGAAACAATACGAAGTAGAGCGGAAGCTAAAGAATTTATTGAAAAAGATGATGGATTACCTGATTTATCAAAACAAAAAGAGTTAGACCTAATAGAAAAACAATTAGGATCTTCGGTAGAACAAGCTCAACGTAGTCAGCAAACTGCTGAAAATATATTAGTTAATTTTTTAGGACATACACCAAGCGGTCGTCCTGGACAATGGTATAGATCAGCTGATGGCGCTGTAGAAATGCGTCTTGATAGTAATGGCAATCTTGATGATGTTCGTTGGCAAGAGCCTGAAGCATTACGCGATGGAGTAGAAGAATTTCAAGCTCGGCAATTAGAAAAGCAGCAGTTAATTGAAGAAGGCGAATTAAAGCCTAATCAAGCGTTACCTGAAGATAGGTATGGCATTACTACTCGTGGTCTTGGGGCTAAGGCAATTGTTGATCTTATAGCTGATCATGGAATGAAAACTGTACAAGTACCTGATTCAGGTCCAATGTCTGCATTCTATCAAGAGTTAGGTTTCCAAGAAATTGGACGTACACCTTTTGAAAATGCGCGTGGGGCTTTACCAGATTGGGATGTAGATTTATATGGACGACCTGACATAATTACGCTTGCGTATATGGGAGGTTTAAGAAAAGGAGTTGTAAATAATGCAGGAAGAATTACGGATGGAATCGTCAACAAAGTCGGAGAATTTGGCGAATACCAAGGAACCAGAAATATTATCGAAAACCTCAGCGAAGCCCAAGGAATTGGGGCAAGAATATCAGAACTCTCGGAAAAGTATGGCGGAAAGCGATTTAACCAACTCTTTGATGACTCAGAAGCAGCGGGAGAATTTGCACTCTTATCAAGAGAAACTGGTCCGAGCTTTGATGAGTTAGCAGGGTACGATAGAACTAGTGTTGATGATCCAGGCCAAAGATTTCAATCTCCTGTTCCTGAATACGCTCCTAAATTAAATAGAGATATGAAAACCTTTATTAAACGAAATAGAGGTGCAATACGAGCTACTGGTTCTAATGTGAGTGAAACAATTACATTAAGTAGAGTCGTTCGAGGACCAAAAGGTCAGTTTGAATCAATTGCAGAAAATTATGTAATTGATAGAGAAACAGGAAATTTAATTAGTGAAGACCTTCAAATTGAAATAGGTGAGCAATTAGACAGTTGGGGTAAGCAATTAGGTAGAACCCGTACTGCAGCTAAAGCATTAGCTATTGAAAAACAACGCGCTCAAAACGATTGGAATGCAACACAGCCTCCTGAAGACCCGTCTTTATTAGATCGCATGTTAAGCAACGTAGTACGTGGTCGTTTTAATCCTAATGCTGCTGCATTAGCTCTTGATTACACGCAAGCTCGTAGGCAAATTGGCGATGCCGTTTCGTATCAAAAAGATAAAGATTTTTATGAAGCAAGAAAAGGCAATCTTGCGATTGAAGATAGGAAGACTGGAATAGTATCTTCTGTTGAAGGATTAATTCAAGTACGTCCGTATGTTGATTATGCTGGAGTACGACACGAAGGTTTAATGACTTACGTTCCTCCGGGAAAAACTATTAAAAAAACAGTTATGACTCCAGATGGAGAAAGAATTGAAGCTGTTGTTTTTGATGCTAGGGACCCAGAAGTGTGGGGTGCTGAAGGAGTTGATTCTTGGAATAATTTAATGGTTCCGCTTGAGCGAGTAAGAATTGCAGAAGAAATGCAATTAGATGATGCAGGACGCTCAATTACTCAATTTGATTTAGCGGAAGCAGCGCAAGAACAACGGCGCGTAGGTCAAGGAATAAAAGAATCAGGTTGGATTCCTTTAGGGGACTTTATTGAAAATTCTAATTTACATAGAACTCCAGACGGTTCTACATTATTAGGTTCGTATGGGCTAGGTAGGCAATTTCAGTTTACTGAGACTATTGATGTTCCGTCATTACGTCGTGGAGGTCTTGATAAAACTCAATTTACTAAACGAACAGGTCGTGCTGCTCCGGGCTTTAATGACAAAGAACTGCAGTTCAATATACAAGAATTAGCTTTTAATAATCAAAGTCTTGATTTTTCAAAAAGCTTAACTCAAATGATCGCAACAAGACTTAAAGCAGGTCTTGATTCTTTAAACGCTCAAAACTTTAAAAACGATGTTTCTAAGATTGGAACTACTGCATACGAACAATTAGCGATTTCAAATCCTGGACTTTTGCAACAACATGCATCAATTATGGCAAAGCTGTATCGAGCTATTGATCCAGATAATGATGTATCTGCTAAAGCTGAGCGCAAAGCTATTGACCAAATGGATAAGTACGCTACACGTATTTTAAATAAAGTAGAAAATGAGTTAGATAGAATGGCTAACGATAAAAAGTTTGATCGTTTTAGTGCTCGTGAACTTCAAGCAAATATGCGTGAAATTAATGACGCAATGCTTGAGTTTTCTGATTTAAATTTACAAGTTGAACGGTTAGTTATTCAAGGTCGACAAATGCGTGGCCGTCAACAAGTATTAGAAAATCAGTTAACTGGTACAAGTTCTCTCCCAGAAGGTGCTGGTGGTCGAGTTGTACCAGAAAATGAAATTTTTGATTTGGAATACAATCCAGGTCGAAAAAGATGGTTGGAAAACAATGAAAATTACATCCGCGCACAAAGTTGGGATAAAATCCTTCAACGTTTAACGGCTCAAATAACCGTAAAATACAATTTATTAGCTCAAGAATTTGCTCAGTATGGTTTACCGCTACCCGAAAGTCTTGCTCGACTAGAAGGCAATCTTCCAGGGCAAAGCCCTCCTACTTCAATAGGTGATATTGGAAGAACGGAAGTAGATCGATTAGGTCGTGCAGCTGAGCGTAATTTAAATATGCAAGTAGAAGAACAGTTGCAATTACGTGGGTTAACTGAAGATGCATGGCCTTTAAGACTACCTGTAAAGCAAGGGTTAGCATCTGGTGATGCACCGTATTACGTTACTGATGAAATTGTCGTGGGTTTACTGGAAAGTAAATTAGGTCCTGAATTTTATAGACTAATTAAAGATTATTATAAATCTACATCTTCTCCTAGGTATCGAGATTTACAATTGGGAGAAGATGCTGCAAAGCGCAGAGTGAGAGCTCATATTGCTGGGTGGTATCAAGACCGCGGATTGGGACTTTCCTCTGGGGAAACAGCTATTGCTGGAAATAGAATTGCAAATAACCCAGAATTAGTTACTTTAGTTCTTGAAGGCATGAGTCGTGGAAAAATAAAACGCGATGTAATGACTGCTATTTTGGAAAATCCACATCAATCACCGGCAATAGGAAGGCTTCAAGTCGAACTACTCTCTATATCTAAGACTGCAAATGATGGTCAAGGCATACAAGGTCGTGAAGCATTAGAAGATCAGATAGATAGTATTGGGCGACAGCTTAGTGGCACTACAGTTGAATTTAGTAAAAAAATTAAAAACGAATACTTGAATTTAAACAAACTTTACATTGATTTGCTGCGCGAAAAAGGTAATATTACTGAAGAACTATCTACAATTACTCAACTTAATGCTGACCAAAAAATAAATGTTCAAAAAGCTCGTGAAGGTGGAACTGCTGAACGAGCAAAAGCTATTGAGAAAATACAATCTCGTGATGCAATGCAGATATCAACGGCTCAATATAATACTAAAAAAGAAATGGTTAGGTATGCACAGCGCATGTTTAACCAGACAGGTGCGTTTAATAAATACATTAAGAATGTTACTGATAAGCAAATAGCGCGTGAAAAGAAAAGAGCAGACGCATTTGTGACTGCTAATAAAGAACTTATTGAAGTTACTGAAGATATCAACCAGTTTGTTACACGATTTAATAATCAATTAGGATTAGAAAGTTTAAGTAAATTAGCGCCACAAATCGGGAATCCAAATTTGCGAGTAATGCCAGATGTAGCAAGAGAATTTGCTTCTAATGCACAATTAATGCCTCAAGAGGCTCCTACTGGACCGCTTAAAATCTTTTCTGATTTAAACGCAGAGATGCGTCAAATTTCAGCAACACTAGATTTTTCAGGTACAGCAATACAAGGAATTTTTGCTGCTGGTGCTCATCCGATAGAGTTTGCTAAAGCGTGGACTATGGTTACAAAAAGCGTAGTTGCTGATAATGATGCTTGGTATAACTGGATGAAAGCAAATGAAGATTTAATTGATGAATACTTACGACTAGGTGGAGTATGGACACATCCAGGAGGGTCAGAAGAATTCTTTTTAAGAGCTAACACTCCAGTAATATCTGGAATATCTCGTATAACTAATCAAACTGAACTTACTAGAAAACTAGGGGAAACATTAGGAAAAGGTCGAGATTTATCGAACATGCATTTTTCGCGTATTGGTAATGCGAATCGAATGCTTATGTTTAAAAAATGGCGCGAAGGTAAAGGTTTTTATAAATTACTAAAAAACAAAGAAATGCCTATACAAGAACAGCGTGAAGTTGTGAAAATGATTAATGCTGCTACTGGTTATGCGTCTGATTACAATCCGGGAACTATTGCACAAGCAGCATTGTTTGCTCCTAGATTTTTTGCATCTCAATTAAAAATGTTAAGTGGTGCAGCTACAAGAAACGATACAGCTGGTCAACTAGCTCGCAGTTTAATGATGACTACTATAATGACTGGTGCAGTTATTGTTGAATCTTTAAACAGTGCTCTAGGTGAAGAAACTGATTGGCGACCAATAAAGTTTACAAGACAAGGGACCGCATACTGGAATACAAACTTTATGCGTATTCGTAATGTTGGCGGTCGAGATGTTTCGTTGTTTGGTCCATATGATTCATTAGCAGGGTTGCTAGTAACTGGAATGGCTCAAGGTCCAGAATCAATGATAACTAAAGGGTTACGTCAAAAAGCAAGCCCTATTTCTCAACGTGTATATGATGCGTTCCAAGGCAGTGATTTTTATGGAAATAAAATTACATTTAATATGCTAAACGATACATCTGGCACAATTAATACTGTTCGCAATATGGCTCAAAATTCATACACTCCGTTTTATGTATCGGATGTAACTGAAGATATTGTTGATGGGCGTACAAGTGTGGGTTCAATACCATTAGCTGCAGGTGCGTTTCTGGGATTAAAGACATCTCCTATGTCTCTTTCTGAAGTAATGCAAAAGGATGTTATTGCATGGGTTGATGAATTGACTCCCGAAATAAAAATGGAATTAGGGTTGATATATGAAGATGGTGGCACACTATCTGAAATGGAAATTACTAAATACTCAGATTTAACAGGTGCGGCTCAAGCGGCGTTTAATGAGGTACATCCTGATAACAAACAAAGATTAACAGAGAATCTTGAACGATTAGCTACTAGTGGTGATGTAGCAGCTATTTCTAGATTAAATAAAATTATGATTGAAGAAACTGCTGAACGAGATCAAGAAGCATTAGCTGATGCATTTTTAAGATGGAGAGGTAATGTTCCTGACCCTAATTTAGGTTATGTAGTTCCTGTAGACATTTCGAAAATTCTTGCTGAAATAACTAATATTAGGTATCGCTCGTGGAAAGCGCGTAAAACTCAAGATGAATTCTTTGAAACAGAAATAACTAATTCAACTTCAGACAATCCTACAACTCAAGCAGTTAGTCGTTATTACGACGCAATGGATTCCAGTTCAGTCCCAGGAACTAACGAAGTTGTTTGGCCTGAATTTAATAGAAAAGTCGGAGAGCTGTACAAAGAATTTACTCCTGAGCAAATAGCAATGATTGAAAATCGTTCGCCAGCTAAAATACATCCTGTATTTCAACCGTATTGGGATGCACGTCAACGAGTTAATCAAAGCGAATACTACCGTATTTCTGATCAGATTTACCAAAACCCTCAAGTACAAAATGCAATTGCGGCTGTAATTGGAGTAGAAAATACGCCTCCATATTATGAATTGTTTAGCACAATGGTTGAAGATTTACGTGCAGATCCTGATCCGCAAAGGCAACAAATAGGAGTTATTTTAGGACAAATTATGAATAAATTAAGTCCTTTAGTTACCCGACAAAGACAGCAATTACTTATAACTGATTCTAGTTCAGGAGGGAGATTACGAGAAGACTTAGAACTAATTGGACGAATTAGACCTCAAGCTCAAGCAACGAATAGTTATAACCCATCATTTGGACCATCAATGGTTAGTGCTGGGAATTGACGAACTTATAAAAATACAAGACAATAATTGAAAGGAGAACCAAGTGGTTAACGAAGCTGCTCCCATTTCTCAAAGTAATATGGATGCTCCCAACGACGATCTAGATGTCGCTGAGGATACATTTATTCTTGAGGATGAAGACTCGGCAGAAGTTCTTGAGACGGAATACGCAACAAAAGATGAATTGGACAAAATGCGTCCAATGATCGGTCGCGCTACATCTGCTCTTGACCAACTTCAAAATCGTACAAATTCTATGGTGTCGCAAGATGATTTACAGACTGTACGTCAGGAGATTAATCAACTTCGTGATTTGTTTGAATTAGGAATTCGAGACATGGCATCGGAAGATGTTATGAACGAAATCAGAAATCAACGATACGAAATTGATAAACAAACTGAACGTGAGACTTTACGATCTGAGCTACTCCAAGAACTTGGTCAATCTAACGATACAACAAACGACTCACCAGATCTAAATGAGGCAGCCTTACAAACGGCTTCAAACCAAGTAATAGCATACGCAAGGGGTAAAGGAATTGATCCTAATCTTTTGTCTGCTGATACATGGAATATGAAGCCGGGACAAACTCTAGCAGAAGCAGTTAAAGATGCTGAAGATGCTATTGATAGTATGGCTAATGAAGATACTTCTTCGGCTCGACGCTCAAAAAGAAAGAGCGCCGACCCCCAAAATGGAGCTTCGCCTTCTAGAGCAGGTGGTTCTACGTCATATCGAGGATTGAATCTTGAGAAATTGTCAAAAATGACGCAAAGCGAAATTGCTGCTCTCCCAAAAGAAGTAGTCGATAGCGTTTTGCAAAAAGGAGTATAAGGAGTAATAGCTATGGCTATTGAAAATTTTATTCCTCAAATTTGGTCTGGCAGAATTCTCGAAAACCTAGATAAGGCGCATGTATTTGCGGCTCGTCTAAACCGCGATTATGAAGGAGAAATCAAGAACTTTGGTGACTCTGTGCGGATAAACAGCTTGGGAACAATAACTATTGCAGATTACACAAAGAACGGGACTATTAATAACCCCGAGACTTTGCAAGGCTCTGACATGGTTCTTGAAATTACACAAGCTAAATACTTCAATTTCGAGATTGATGACATAGACCGATGGCAGCAGAAGCCAAAATTGATGGACGCTGCCACGAGGGAAGCTGCATATCAGATGTCTGATGCAGTAGACACATATCTAGCAAGCGTATTGCAGGCTGGATCAACAAACAATGTAACTGGCGGAGCAGGGGCGGTATTAACTATCGGCACTGGCGCTGGTGAAACAAATGCATACGTATCTCTAGTAAACGCAGGTGTTGCGCTAACTGAACAAAACGTACCTACACAGGGACGTTGGGTTGTAGTGCCGCCATGGTTTGAAGGTATGTTGCTCAAGGATGATCGATTCGTATCATACGGTACTGTTGCTAACCGAGACGACCTGAAAAATGGTAACATCGGACGAGCTGCAGGATTTGATGTATATGTATCAAACAACCTTTCTTCACTAGGTGGTTTGGGTGTGAACTATTACATCCAGGCTGGTGTTGATATGGCTGCTACATTTGCTGAGCAACTTAACGATACTGAAGCATACCGTCCAGAATCAAGCTTCTCAGACGCTCTGAAAGGCTTGCATCTATACGGTGCTAAGGTAACTCGTCCATACGCATTGTGCTACATCTACGGCACTGAAGGTACATAGGGAGGATAGATAAATGGCTATAACAACAGTCACGGTAACTGACCTTACCCTTAATACTGAAAGCGCAGATCTCAACGTGGGTGCTTTAGGCACTCTAGGTACAGAGATTGCTACTGGCGCAGATGGTTTCAATGTTGACTTGAGCAACTACGGTGACAAGAAAATAACTTTCATTTTCACCGATCAAGGTGGCACAGGCGACGATGTAACTATGGTAGCTGGAAATAGGCCCCCTTCACAGAGGGCTGATCTAGGTACAACAGTTGTCACTATGGCAGCAAGCGATACTAAAGCAGTTTGCTTTGAAAACGCACAGTTTTTGGGTCGAGGACTTGGTTGGTCTGTAGGCAACCATGAGCAAAATATGGCAGGAACAAGCGCAGGAGATAATACATACGTACTTGTATTAGCTACTCCGCGAGACCTCTAGTTTTGTAATAGAGTGTGGTAGGGTAGAACATGCTGGGGAGTAACTGCCCTGCCACATTTAATTAGGAGAAAAATATGGGTGCAAGTGATCAATTAGAAAACAGTATCATTACACGCCTGATAGATGGCAATAGCTATCTAATGAGTCCCGATGCAACATATTACGCATCTCTGCATACTGCAGACCCAGGAGACACAGGCACAAACGAGCTACCTGCTACAAATGGATATGTTCGTAAGTCGTACACTACGTCAGGCGGCTGGAATGCAGCGTCTGGTGGTTCTACATCAAACAACGGATCAATAACATTTGCTGCCGCTTCAGGGGGCGATTGGGCTACTGCCACACATTTTGGCTTATGGAATAATGCAGCAGGAACATCTGCTAATTTTATTGTAAGTGGAGCATTAACAAGTTCAGTGACATGCACTGACGGAGATGCTGTGCAATTCTTGGGTGGTACTCCAGGAGCATTAGTTATTACCGTTACATAGGAGTAAGCGATGCCTACAGTAAACGGCCCAGACGAAATTACTACCTTAGAAGGTGGTAACGATAAAGTTTTTTATAGTAATAATACTGGCGAAATCACTGAGTTAGCTCTTGGTGCTGCAAATACTGTGCTTACAAGCGCAGGTGCTACATCAGCACCTTCATGGGTAGCTACTGCTTCAGGTGGTGAAGTCACACTTAATGTTGCTACTGGTAAATCAGTTACCGCAGGGGACGCTGTGGTTATTGACGCAAGCGGGACTACTGCACCAGTAACGCTTACTTCTACGTGGGATTCCCCCGTAGGCGGTCAGTACACACCTCCAACATCGCGGTCATCTTGGTACACAACGGGATGGGATATGGTGTATTCCGAGTACGATCAAATGTACTATTATTTCTATCAAACTTCTGGTAGTAATAATCTAGAGTGCATCCCATTGCAGGTGTCAGCAACGGGTGTAGTTACGTTAGCAACTAGCCCAACCACTATTGCCAGCAACATGATGATGTTTTATCAGGTCTCTATGTGTCAGGGCAATGCGTCTTATCCGTCGGTGTTTTATCTTACAGCTGCTACTACTGCGGGGTATCTGTCACATATCGGGGGTAATGTGAGCGGCTCTACAATAAACACTCAATTTAACAATATTTTAGTTTACACAACATTTGGGGGATGGTCACGAATTGCGATTACTCCAGTGCAGCTAGGTGGCGCAAGTTTACCTGCTGTACTTGTAGCTGGCCGTTATCCAGTAACGTATGGGTACGGTGGTTGGTGGCAGGGAATGCAGCTTAATTCGAGTGGTGCATCCATAGGCATTGGATCGTGGTATAACGCGCCATCGTCTCCCGCGTCAGGTTCATATTTCGACGGACCAGAAGTTGTCGCTAATCCCAATATGGGTCTAGGTGGAACTGCGTTCCAAGTCGTTTACCGCAATGACGCAGGTACTGCAATAGAAGCCGTTTCAATACGTTGGGACCCAAGTGCAGGTGGATTTGGTGGTACTGCTGTGCAGCTTGATACACAAGGTTTGCACTCTAGTGGAATGAGAGTGCTTTATCTAGACACTGTCGGCGGATCTCGATTTGTTGCAGTTGATAGAAAAGGGTGGAACGGGAGTATTGGAACGTCAGGAAGTGAATGGGCCATAGCGTACTGCTTTTCAAAAACAAACGGAAACGACAACGGCTTTACCATAGGCAATAGCATACAAACACTAATTGGTAGTGCAAGTGCTGGCACATATACAGCAGCGGTCGCTCAAGCCACTCCTTCATTGGCGTGGGATGCTACTAGCAGTACGTTATATTTGTTAACTCGTGAAAATTCGACAGGTTCTCCTAATGGAGTAGCTCAAGGATCGTACTTTACTGCCGCAGAGTTTACAGCGAGTGCCACTCTTGCTCTTGTAGCTGGCGCAGGTCCAGCAAGTACAGAACAACTATTACTTGCTGGGGCACAACAAATACCAATGGCAATGGTGTGGAATTCAAACACAGGGTATGCCGTGTTCAGGTATGGAACAAGTAGCTCAACAGGTAGTTATTTTATGAGAGGTGTTAAATTCGCACAAAGTAGTGATAGTGAAAATTACATAGGTATCGCTCAGACCACGGAGACTGCTGGCAACCCTGTAGACGTAAAACATATCGGCTCAATTGATGACAATCAAACAGGTTTAACGGTAGGAGGAAAATACTACGTACAAATAGACGGTACGTTAGGAACAGGAGCTACCACAGTTCCAGCAGGGAACGCTATTTCAGCAACAAAATTATTATTAAGGGACAATCTATAATGGCAGACATAATTAAAATGAAATCAACATGGGTACATCCGAACTTGGTTGTTTGGAACTCAGATATTGAGTTGATCGAGGGCGTAAAACCAGATCATGTATTTGACGGAACGTCATTGAAGTTAACAAATATTGGAACCGATCCCATTACAAAGCAAGCCCATCCTAACATTGAGTGGGATCACATTAACACTAGTACTGCGGACAAGATCACAGATGTGACATTGCCAGACGATTTTCAGAATTCAGCTTCTACGTATGACGACAGTACTTCTACATGGGGGTTTGACGCTGTTCTAAAATCAGCGTTAGAACGGATATAAGGGGGGCTAATAATGGTATTACAAGTACAAGTCTATGGTACAAAAACCACTGATGGCACTGAGCAAACCCTGGGGACATCGACATACGTAGGTGTGCATATAGTAACTGTGGATTTATCAGCTATGCAAGCAGGGGATACTGTAGTTCTTAAAGCTAAAACAAAAACTCTCACAGGTAGTGCAGTAGCTATTTTTATTGAGCAAACATTTACAGGAGTACAAACAGAGCCAATAATTCAAACAGAACCAGTGACTTCTCCATTCTCGTTTACAGCTACATTACAACGTACTGGAGGCAGTGATAGAGCATATCCTTGGTCTATTAACACCGTCTAGGAGTAGCAATGTCACTATCTTCTACTCTATTATTTGCAACTGGTTCGTTTGTACAAGCCGCAGGTACGGCTGGAATTGCCGTTAATGCAACTGGCGATGCGCACATTTATGAAATACTAGATGCTGCAGGAACAGCACCTATTGGAGTATCGGCTACAGCAACAGCAAATATTTATTCTATATATGCAGCAGCAGGAACTGCTACTATAGATGTGTCAGCGACAGGAGATCCAATGGTTACATTAGCAGCAGCAGGTACTGGAGAGATTAATGTTACGGCTGGAGCAGCCGAGCTACAAGTAGTTGGCGCAAGGCTTATGGCTAAATGCTATGTTTCACAAATACCAGAAAGTGCTGGCGATAATGTCTATGCACCCGTACAACACATTACAATGCGACGCGGCGACAACCTTATTTTGTACTTACGATTTAGAGATTTGCGAGACAACGTATACCCATTAACTACTGCAGGTAACCTTGCTTCTATTTGGTTTACGGTTAAAGCTCGTTACAGTGAGCCTGATTCTGGGGCGTTAGTACAACGCACAGTAGGTGATGGCATTTATGTTACTGACGGGCCAACAGGCGAAGCACAGGTGGTATTAACCCATGCTGAGACTTCTATACTAGGGGCGCGAGAGTACGATTATGTCTGGGATGTACAAATTAAACGCGATTTGTACGGCTCAGAGTCTATTATTTCCACAGCTAATGAAGGTACGATGACTGTAAATCCAGATGTCACTATTGATGTCGCTACGCATGTTGAGGTGTCGTCATGAGTATGCTTGGTATAGACGTGCTACATGGGTTTTCTAAGTTTATTGGAGATTATTGGGTCGGTGAAACTACTGCTACAGGCACTACTACCACGATGGTTGATAATAAGCTTGGGCGTTTTGGTGACGATACCATCACTGATTTTTATGTACGTCCTATACAAGATACTAATATCTATGAGGTCAGGCGGCTAGATAGTTTTTTATCTGATAGTGGCACTATGACGTTTAGTCCTGCCTATACTATTACACCGCAGATTTACCAGAAGTATGAGCTACATAGGTACGACCCTGCTATTAAATACCAATGTATTGACGAAGCTAGGTATAGAGTTATTGACGATCTGTTTAAAATTGTGTATGACGATACACTTACTGGTGATGGATACAGTTCGAGTTTTAATATACCTCCTGCAATTAGGCAAGGCCCTGTCCGGGTCTTTGAAGAAAGCCCTATGGACACTGATACAAGTTGGAATCTCCTTTCTACTGCTAATATTGATGCTCTAACTAATTGGACTCCAGTTAACTTTACAGCCACATTAGAATCAGACAGTACTTCAGATGTAACAGTACCTAAATACAAAGACAGCTGTACTCGTTTGTACACCACAGGCAGTGCTGTAGCCACTTACACTCAAGATGTAGCTAATATGTCTAGTGTCACAGCTAGTAGCGCAGCAGGTCGTAAAATGACATTTGGTGTTTGGGTATACTATCGAGGCTTTCCTAACGCTCAGAGCGTGTATGCGTCGATTACGAGCGATTCATCTGACGCTATCATCTCACAAATGCATACAGGTAATGGATGGGAGCTTTTAATTGCAGAAGGAGACATCGAAGGAAAAAATAGCACTGCGTTATCAGTCACAATTACGGCGGAAACTGATAGTCAAGGAACTGTCTTATTTGCTGAAAGGGCTTGGTTCTATTTTGGTGACAGTAGCCGTATTACAGATCGTTACAACCACCTTATGGGCAGGGAAGTCAGGCGTGACGACGTTATTCAAAAAGTATATTTAAACTTTGTTCCTGGATCTGGAAATCAATTACGTCTTGAAGGGCGCGATTACATTAGTAGTCTAGGTACAGGGACTGCACAAAACACAAGACGTACAGAAGTTGATGGCGCAAGTGCGCAAATATTGTATGCATCTGCAGCGCAAATTTTATTTGAGCGTGAAGGTATGAGTGCTGAGTCGATGGAACAATTACAAACTCGAATTGCTCTTGCTGATAGGAGAAAAAGTGAGGTACGCGACCGTATAGTAATGCCATTTGCTCCATCAGTTAAGAGCGCATATGGCTAAGTCAGCGATTCGTGGCACATACGATATCTTTTTTGAAGTTGATGGTGACAAGCTAGGGTTTAATATTGCATCTGGTGAAGGCGATTCATTAGGGTATGCTGCTGGATTAACTTCAGCAATAGCTCCAAGAGTAGACAACTCAGCATTTACATTTAGTTCTGTACCTCCAGAAGTAAAAGTACCAGTAGTCTTTGAAGACTGGAGTCTGGGCGCTGGTCATGATTGGTCAGCAACAAACATACCAGCAGGGTATAACTTTAGTGCGTATGGTCGTATTGATGGTTCTACTCCCGGCAAATTAACTATGGTTGCAGATAGAGAATTTTATAGTTCATATAATTATACTGGTCCCGATGAGTGGGTTCCTGTTAGTTTTGGTAGAGTAAAGCATACTTCACAAGGTACTTTTTTATTAGCAGGAAATATTTATAAATTTGATATTAGCTTGCGTGAAACTGGTTCACCGTGGGTATTAGTATATACAACGCCATCAACAGGTATGGCTGCTTCATTACGAAAAGATGCATTGCCTTTAGATATTGTTGAATTTAATAGTACTGTATTTGTAACACTTGTTGATAATTACAATTCATTAGGTAATGGTATCAGGCGTGGGCATCAATATGTATATACTACTGATGGTGGTTCGACCTGGACTCAATCAAGTGTTGCTGCTATTGCTAATGATGAGCAGTTATATTTTACAATCAAAGGGCAAACATCAGGTAATCCTATTTTGTATGGTATTGACTATGAAGGTGGACTGCGTACTAACGCAACTGGTATAGCTGTGTGGTCTGCAGCAGTTCAAGTAGGTGAGCCTACTGAAACTGTAACTGGATTACTTGAATACAATGACACTGTATATGTTTTTAAAACAAATGGTATTTACAAATTAAATGCTGCTGGTACTGGGACTGAAGATGTCTGGATTGGGGCAAAGAATACTACTGATAATACTAATGGTAGTAAACCTACTCTATACAAAGACGGGAATATTTATTGCACATATGATGGATACCTTGTTCAGTTTGACCCGCGTACAAACCTACTAACTCAATTATTTCCTATCGCAGCTACTGACGTATGGAGTGGCAAGATTACTTCCATTACTACTGATGGCGACTGGTTATATTTTTCCTTTGAAGTTGATTGGTCATACGGTGAAACATATATTACTGGCGATTATACTTATCGTGATTCACGATTAACATTTGTTATGAAGGGTGACCCTAGTCTTGGTTTTCATCCAATTAACGGTGAGCAATGGGGACCTGTTAGAAATATAGATGCAACTCCTGCTGGATCTACTAATCCAACAAACCCAGAGTTACATACCATTCTGCCAGTCAATAGAATAAATCATACAGTTCCAATACAAGACACTACGACTATTGATAATCTTTGGTTTACTTATTTAACACTTCCTAAAATTGGTGAAGATTTCGATACTGATGATGGTGTTCAGCCGCTTCCTGTTGGAAAATATGCATATGTGTATGGTCCATGGGTAGATTTAGGTGCAAGCAATATAGATAAATATCTTGCAAGCATTTCGGCTTTTGCACTTAATGCAAGCGCAAGTTCTGGATGGGGATTATATTTACAATATGATTATGGTGCTCCTGATCGTGTTGCCGGAGCTAATGGAGATTATAGAAATTTGGATTTAATATCTCCGTACTCTGATTTTTTTGCTAATCTAAATCAAGAAGTTACATCAGAAGCTAATGATGCATACACTCAGTACAGTGCTCTCGCTCATCTACAAAGATGGAGATCGATTCGTTATGTATTGGCGGGAGTACAGCAAAGCAATGTTAATGCAGGGCGACCATTATTACAGTCAGTAGCGTTAGAATCTGCTGTATTACCTAAACGAGTTCGTTCATGGTCAGTGCAAGTAGAAGTATCTAATGATATGCAATTGCGTGGCGGTGGAAAAATGAAAGATGGTTATTTAAGACAGCGTAACTTTTTGTTTGAAGCTCCTGCTAAAGAGATAACATTTTATGATCGTGACGGCCAAACGTATCTTGCAAAAATTCAAGACATTCAATCTGTAGGCACACGCAGAGGCGAATCAAGTGATTACGAAGTATATTCAATCCAATTAACTGAGCTTGCAGCTAGTACACTAACTACACCAGAATTTATTTGGGGAAGTGGGACATGGAGCAATGGTCAGAGGTATAGTAGAAACTAAGGAGTTAGTATGCCAGCAACATATTCAGAAATAACGTCAGTAACTGCTGGTAGTGCGGCCACTGTTGGTGATATAAATCAATACAAAGAAGCTCTTGAAGGCAACAGAGATTTTATACCTTTTTTATGGGCCAAGACAGCAAACAATATTGTTATGCGAGTAGGCGATCAAGTTGGGGTAAACTATTTTGACATTCAGGATTCTGCAGGAGTAAGTCAGTTTAAGGTAGATAGCAATGGAAATATTACAAGCACTGATGTCCTTACTTCTACTAGGACTGGTCGTCTTGCTTCCGATGCAGTAAATGCTACAACAACTCTTGCTGATGTAACAGGAATCTCTTTTTCTATCGGTGCAAGTGAAGTGTGGGTATACGATTTAATGGTTATGACAGATTCTCCTACGGGAACAGATTACAAAATAGGTTGGACGTATCCTGCCAGTTGCACAATGGATTGGGCTAGTACTTCTGACCCTGCGCAGAATCTTTTACCTATATCAACTACATTTAATGAGGTTGTTGCTATTTCTGCTAATTGGGCAAAAAACAGTGCTGGTCTCGGTACAGTTGCAATGGATACTTATTCGGGTACTATTGTAAACGATACAACAGCAGGAATTATTCAACTTCAATTTGCTGCTAATACAGTAGGGACTGCAACTTTAAAAGCTAATTCATATCTAGTCGCAACGAAAGTGAGTTAACCATGGCTAACAGTAGCAAAAAGCAAAACTGGATTAAAGATGCCATCAAAAGGCCCGGAGCCTTTGGTAAAAAAGCTAAAGCTGCTGACATGAGTACGGCTGCCTATGCTAACAAAGTAATGTCTAATAAGAAAGATTTTTCAAAACGTACACAACGTCAAGCAAGTCTTGCAAAGACCTTGATGGGTTTTAAGAAGCGCACGTAATAGACATTGTCTTATCCTTATTAGTGTTACTAATACTTATCGGGAATGGTAAGTGGATAAGGGAGTTTTTGTATGGCAAGACTAGCATTTCGTGGCGAAGTAGACAGCTTAAATCGTTACAAAGGATGGCCCGTTACGGGCACGATATCAAGCAGGTTTGGCGTTGTGCGCGAGACTTTATCAAAAGGTAAGGGGCATTCTGGCCTAGATCTGGCTGCTCCTATTGGCACACCTGTATACGCACCTATGGATGGAGTAGTTAATGATGTATTCACGACCGAAGAAACAGTCGCGTGGAGAAAAAATGTGGCGGCTATCTTTGGTAACTCTGTTTTCTTGCGTCACTCTGATAGCGACGGGAGTCTTCTTGGCTACACTTTATACGCTCATTTTGATTCCGCGCCAAGTGTCTCGCGCTCTGAATCCGTCGAAGGCGGAAACCAAATTGGAGTCATAGGAAGCACAGGTCAATCTACTGGACCACATCTTCATTGGGGCTGCACAATTATGGACAACCCTTATTTTTCTAGAGCCAAAGGTTTAAACGATCCACTTAATTTTTTAGTGTCTAAATCTGTCAGTGAACCTGCAGAAGATTATGTGTTGCCTGATGCTCAAGAAATTGACGAGCAACAGAAAAAAGCTAATGACATGATGGATGCTGCGCAGAGCATGTTGAATGACATTATTGATACACTACAAGGCAAAGAAGAAGATATGGAGTAACTATGCCTAAAGTTAAAACAAAGAGTGGCAAAACAAAGCACTATTCATACACCCCAAAAGGAATGAAAGCTGCTAAAAGTGCTGCCAAAAAAGCAGGTACTAAGGTACAGACTAAAAGGAGGTATTAATGCCTGAAGAATATAGAGACATTTTAGAACGTGCTGCGTCAACAGCTGTTCAGGCTGCGGTCGGAGTGACAGCAGGTATGAGCATAGCTGATATTGACATGGACGCTATGGCGCTAATTGCTACAGTAGTAGTAAGTGCTTTTGCTAGTGTTGTTAAGTCTGGCGTAGCTCAAAAGTTAGTAGGAGATGATACCGCTAGTTTGGTTACTCTAAAGCGAGACCCCAAAACTGGCAGATTTATGTCCGCAAAGAAGGGTAAAAAATAATGGATCGAATGGAACGTAGTTTAAATATAAAAGCAGTAGCTGAAGCAACGCTTGTTTCTGAGGCCCCAGAACCACAACCTGAGCCAACACCTGAAGAAGCTGCTACAAAGAAACCAGTTGCTAAAAAGAAATCCTCTGCGAAGAAAAAATCTTCGTAATTTAAATGTCAGACGAAGCTGAGAAAGATCAGAAATCTTCTAGTGGTGGTACTACTATCACTGGAGTTCAGCTTCTAGTCGGGGTTATCTTTGTACCTGTCGTAATGGTATGGCTCGCGTTGGGAGCTAGAATCATATGGTCAGCTACAGGAAACCCCGAAACTCTCGACCAAATTGAAGGATTATTAACAGCCCTTGCGGTGCTGTCGCTACCTGTATCGATGGGATTGGGTAAATTATTTGAAGCTTTCAGTAACGAAATCGAAGTTAGAAAGCGAGATGATTAATGTACGAATACAAAGTAACCCTAGACAGGATCGTCGATGGCGACACCATAGATGTAAATGTGGACTTGGGCTTTACGGTATGGCTTTCTAAGCAAAGAGTAAGATTGTATGGCCTGGATACGTGGGAAAGCAGAACTAGAGACCTTGAAGTAAAAGCAAAAGGACTACTGGCTAAAGAGTTTACTAAAACTATGGTCTCTGAAGCTAAAGAAATAATCTTAATAAGTCATGGCAAAGGTAAGTATGGAAGAATACTTGGTGAGTTAATTTGTGATGGCGTAAATTTAAATGACGCTCTTATTGAGCATGGTCATGCAGTAAAGTATTACGGTGGAACTAAAACCTTAAAGAGTTAGGTGCGACTAGGGAGATGACTAGGAAGCATACCGGGAAAGGACCGGATTCCCTAGTCACACCATTTATTGACTGCTGCGATGGAGGTTATAGCGTCAATAGTCTCCACTGTATCATATGTAGTCTGGTGTAGTCTCCAGTAGTTATACGTGTCACTAGCGTAATTTTCAGGATGTAATACATTTATATTAGGAATAAAATCACCACCCTTACCGCAGGTAGCTACATCCCATAGTGCTTCAAAGAACCTGTCGTCTGATACCCACACACCATTTTCTATATGAGAGCTACCGTTTATAAAGCCACGCCATTCAGTTTTATGCAACGCTACGCGCAGTTCGTACTTAGTCATAAGCGTTACGTGACGAGCAGGGTTAATAGTAATAACTACATCTTTAACTGCTCTAGCAGTTATACCTACAGGAGTTACTGTGGGTGGTGGTGCAAGAGTTGGTGGCACAGCTGTAGCTACATCAATCCGCTCAACATAACTATCGTTGTCTAACGCAACAGGAAAAAATGCAATCACAGCTAGTACAACGCCTAGCACCAACGCTTTATACACTATTGAACTTTAACAGGTTGCTCCACATTGCCAGTTGAACTAAGAGATTGGATTTTTGTAGTTGCTGTAATGACAAAGTCCGCAGAGTTTATGCCTGACCCAGAGCCTATGACACTAGACTGAATAGTCAGCTTGCCCGCTTTTACGTAATCTATGTTAATTCCTGCGCCAAACGCCTTTATGTTAGACAGCGTAAGCGTTCTGCATTGTGAGCTTGCAGTAATAGTAGAGATAATAATCCTATCGTAATCGCCGTTAGAAACAGCAGGAACTTTTACAGTTCCACGATCTGATTGCACAACTATGTCTAACACTGCGTTGTCTAAGGTAGGTGACACACTTAATCCATCAGCAATATTGTTAGTTAGAACTAGCTCATATATCTCGCTGTTTTCTAGCGACAAAGCTGTAGCTACTACGTTTGAAATAATAATTTCATCACATTCAAGCCATTTACCACTTGCTCCAATTAGTTGAATAGCATCAGATAATCCAGAAGCTTTACCAATATCAAGATTAGATATCGTGATGTCTCCTGCTCGTGCGCCTGACATATTAAGTTGCAAGGTCATAGTCTGTAGCTTACGTACATCAGCAGGAGTTTGGTCGTTAAGAAACTGACTCCAATCTTGACCTACTTTAACTGACTTGTCTGGTTGTACGTATGAAGCTTCATACAATGCTGGTTCAGGCCAGATAGGTGCAGCTTGTAATCCTTGTACTGCTGAGAAAATAGCAATCGTCATTACAACTAGTCCAACAGCCAGCCCAAACGTACCTACTTTCCATACACCACCTACAACGCGCAATCCTTTAATAGATGGGATGCGTAGATTAAAAGAACGTTTGCCTTTTAATGTAGGTAATCCAATGTTTACACCAGGGGTGCGCCAGGCCGGGAAATTTAATTTTACTCGCGGCAGGCGAACATCTGGTATTACAAATAATACTTTTTTAAAAAAAGATTTTTTATGCGGTGGTTTTTGTGGAGTAGAATTCGACGAGTTCTTCGATGTCTTCTGGGTGTGTTGTGGTTCCATTGGGCAATTCCTTTATCTTAAAACCGTATTGATGAATGAGATCGCCGAAGCCATCTAACTCATCCATCCATTCTTCGAGTATACATTCACAATCATAAAAATGTTCGTCATGGTACACACACCACCAGTCTTCGCACATCTCGCAACGAATTTCGGTTGCGTCTTCGTACTCAACTAAACGGTTAATCGGTTTACCATCTGGGGCGACTAAAAAATTGGGCAAAATAAAATCCTCTCTTTCAAGAGGATCTTACTATAGATTAGCAGTGGACAGTGACGAGCGGGAAAACGAATTAAAAAAACCTACTCGTCCTGCCCACTAGAAAGAGGAAGCACCGGAACAGGAAGTGCTTTCAATTGATTATATCCCAAAACCTCCCTGCAATGTAGCCATTTCTTTGTATTGGTTACACCATGTAGAGACAGTGCAATATGATTCGCAGCGTCTTGGTGTTCCTGGCCTCGTCTCAATCATCATGCCTTGCTTGCGATTGTCTGATAGCCATTGTGCAGCCTCATTATAATTATCAAATACTTTCCTAGCTCTAGGTGCAGTAGCACTTGTTTTAACTGCGTAGGTGGTTTCACCTTGCCATCTTTCTTCCTGCGAGCAAAGAACTAATTGCGTATCTGGCTGTTCGATAGCTTCCCTGTGCAACGCTACGCGCTCTGAAAGATAATCTAATGTAGTTTGCTTATTCCATATTGGCACTTTTACTACTGCGGCTTTTTCTGGTGGGTAATCTTTAGTACGTTTTGACATGGCTTCTGACCAGTCACGAAACAGATATACAATTTCCAGACCTCGTACTTCATACCCATTAGCCTCAGCTAACAGTTTGTACAAATTTAATTGCCTAATCCTGTCTTCCTTCATACCAAAAATAAATTCCCACACTGAGACTCGCTTGTAGTCTTGGATAACCTTGCGCTCCATATCGAAATAATCAACTGCTCCAGTTATTTTTACTCCGTCATGCTCAGCATGAAACCTTTTCTCTACTATCCCTTCAGTAATTTTGATTTGCTTTCCTGCTTGTTCTAGCAGATAGTGAACGGCTTTACCATCAAACATATACAGCATGTCTAGTGCGTCTTGTTGCACGTATTCTGCGTATCTGGTTTTAAGCTGAGAGATTCTTGGTGAGTCTATTAACTCAGTCACCGAAAAATCTGCGTCACCTTTAGAGTAATTATCTTCACTTAATGCTAGGACTATTGGTCTAGGCAGGTTAGCTTTGTTCGTTATTTTCATGAAAATTGTTCCCTTCACCTTCAAAAAACATGCTTCCGTTTCCTTCGTATATTTCTTTAATCAAAAAGAATCGAGCCTTAGAGCCTTTGGTGTAAATTTTTATTACTCCTCCTGCTGACTTATCCGACTCTGTAGCTGCCAATTTGAGTTGGCCCGTGGCCTTCTCCAACCATGTTGGGGTCTTTGATTGTGTTGATTTAATCTCGTAGACCGAGAACGCATTCTCAACATCCGTATGCGGTCTTGACTTGTCGAGGTTTCTTTTTCCTCCGACGATTTCTGCGGCTCTGTTTTCATATACTTTACCTCTTGCTCTGTTATTTCTATTTCTTTTCTTAATAGCTTCCTTAGCTAGTCCGTCATCGTCCATTGTCTCTATCTCTTTCTGTTTGTAGTAGCCCATTATGCCAATGTCCAACCTTCTTCAGTTTTCATTATCAACCCATCACGCTCAAACCTATTCAATTGAGAGCGTAATGATTTCACCTTTTTAGTATCTGTTTCGACTTCAAGTATTGACGCGATATCATTCAAGCTCATCTGCGTATCTTGCAACAGACCTAAGATTTCATCCTTTCGAGATTTCTTTTCTTTGCTCTGTTCTTGCATTAATTTCACTTGGCTAAAATCCATCGGCGATAAATAAATACCACCGTCTGGGTCGTCAAACGTAACCTCTAAAGCAAAGTCGTCAAGTGGTGCAGAAATATTTGTCTTCCTGTTTTTAAACTTGACTGCAAACTGTTCCTTGGTTAGTTCGTCTCGCTCAATAAAAAAAGTAGCTCTTGCTGACGAGTGCCAAAAGGTAGAGCCAAATGGCTTCTTCGTGGCTTCTCGCTTCATAGCAGGAGTCGATAGTGCAGACTTAGTAATATGACATATCACTACCACTGTTATATCGTCACCTAATCTGGCAAGCGCATTAAAAAAAGTCAATGCTGACTCAGCTTCTTCAGGCTTTCCACCACACGCTAGTGCCCCGGAGTCAATCACAATAAATCCTATGCCATGTCTCTCAATGTACATGCGTAGACGTTCGACTAAATCATTTAATGCTACGCCTCTGGCGTTCTCATAAAACATGCGTCCTTTTTGTGGGACTATGCCTAATGCGTCCTGCATTCTTCTGGTGTAGCGAACAAAATTGTTTTCGTCGTTCTCGTAATCAAGCAACATCATTTTAGTTGGCACTGTCTCACGTCCTGCCCACGGGTGACCGTATGCAACACAGGTAGACAATTGCAATAGACTCGTAGTTTTTAAACTCGAGCCATCACCAAACCATAATGAAACAGAACCTTCTGGGATTGTTTCTTGTACCAAAAATCTGTACTCAGGCGGTTCTTCAGCCTCTGCTTGGTCCGATAAAGTATCGTCCACAAACACTGCTTGAGTCACCATGCCAATAGCTTTGTTCAGGGTCGGCGCCCAATCTATTTCAAATCCAGAAAATACTTGCTTAGCTTCACGTATCCACGCTTGCCTAGCACTGGTAGACATGAGATTTAACCTAGTTCGGAAGTTCTCATTATCCACAGTAATAGTTGCGTCGGCTTGTACTGCGCCTCGCTGTGGTATCACTCCAGAAAATTCAAGTTGCAAAATACCACTGATAGTAGGTAGTTCAACTCTATATTTATCGTGCTCGAGGTGAATTAAGACAGGCTCAGACCTCTTTAAGAGGCCGTCAATGTCTCCACCAGTAGCAAAATAGTCGTATGCGTCACCTTTATAAGGCACATTTACATGGATTTCATTGACATCTGAAGTAATTTTACGTAGCTCAGACTTCAAATTAATCATAAATTTGCGCCCTACAGCGTCGTTATCAGCCCATAAATAGATTTTTCTACCCATTAATGGGTCAAGTGATGAACCGAATTTCTTCTGGCCGCTGCCTCCTGCGTTGGTAACAGCTACTAAGCCTTGTTCCCAACAGGCTTCAGCAGCCTTCTCACCTTCAACAAAAAACACTGGTGCGTCTGGTTGGTTGATTAGCTGTTCTAATCCGTATAACGGGATTTGCTCCATCTTCAAACCATCTAAACCATGGGAAACACCTTCAGCAGGTAGCTTCCAACTCATTGATTTAGTTCCGTCTTCCCTGTCCCATCGCAAATGAATTGCAATAGGCTTTCCTGCCTCATCAAAATATTTATAATTATGTGTGGCAGCTAAATCGTTCTCCCAATAATTTTCTCCATCCATTGCTAAACCTATTCCTGACGCTCTCGCCATGTCCTCATAAGCTGTGTCCCATTCACCATCTTCACTTGCTTTCCACCATCCATTATCAATAAGTGCTTGCAGTGCTTCTTGCTGATCGCAAGATGAAAAGCATTTGAATAACAACTTATTCTCGATAGTTCTTACTGCGAATGACGGGTTTGAATCGTCGTGCTCGTTAGCGCAGCCTGGAGGGCAAGGGCATAAACCGTCTTTCGGCGGTCTACCCCTTGCTTCCCATAACGCTTCTTTCAGATTGTCAGCAGCTATGATGGTGTCTGGTTCATTACTGATCCATTCTGACACTTTCATCCCTTTCTTTTTCCCTCTTTGCCCATAGACATAAAACATTGCGTGGTATAGGCAACCAATTTTCTTGAGCCTTTTCAGCCTGCTCGTTTAGTCTTTTCACTAAATCTTCTACCGCATTCATCGCAGCTACGTATGCGTCCTTCCATGAAGAAATTTCCGCTTGTAGGTCTGCGATAACTTGCGCTGTGTCTTCTTGAGCCACTTCAAAGTCTCGCTCTGCTTTGTTGTCGTTCCCTGTATGACTCATTATTTAACCTTGCCATCTTTATCAGCAGAACTTCTACAGGCAGGAAACTGACTGCACGACCAGAATGCATACGGTTCGTTGGTTTTCTGGCTTATACCTTCTTTCCATACCATATCGCCATGACCTGTAGGGCATTGTGGCGTGTTGCTAACAGCTACTGGTGTCTGAGTTTGGATAAACTGGTTTTCCTCTGCGCTACCTACGTAATCATCCTGAGTAAGTGGTGGCGTGGAATTGATAAGTGTTCCACCTGCAGCTACAGCAGCCTCAACTAAATGTCCTGTCTGTGGATTAGCAGCGTCCTCTTGCAATGCCTGAACACTTTGCATTTCCTCAAGGCTTGGTCGCTTGGCTTGGTTGCCGTCCTCGTCTTCGCCTCGGATATTATAGTTCGCGAGTGCGCGTCCGATTGAGCTTGTCTCCGAAACCTCAACATACTTAGGCTGTCCATTAGTAAAGACTTCCTTGCAAATCCCTGTTGATAACGGAAGATTTTTTTCTTGTTCTTCTGCGTTCCTGTAGATAAACGATCTCGTGATGATTGAATCTTCTGTAAACGCCACTACCTCTGACGTGATTCGACCATCTGGGTAGTCCTTGTAAAAGATAGGAATCCTATCTTCTACCATTACATAACCTTTCATGTTTGGGGGCAATTGCTTTGCCATATTCCTTTTCCTTTCTATACACTTTTTTGTTACGTCCTCACAACTGACCTCCACAGTCGAGAAACTTTTTTGTTTCCTTTTGGAAACTTGTTGACGCTCCATTATTTTACCACAATTGTTCTACATGCCTGGAGTCACTGATTATCTTAAGCACCTTATTTTACATAGCATTGCGGATATATGTTACGCTACTAGCTAGGAAAAAGTGTCAAGTGGAAGGAAACAAAAATGACACAAGAACACACGTTGATTACTCGGGCATTGGGTGATCTTGATAACGTGAGAGTAGTGCAAGTGGCAAGCATATTGGAGGCTATGTTTGAAGCTGTGGATGAGGTCAGTAAACATATTGACCGAATTGAAATGAGTATGGATTCAATAGAAGTTTCTGTTGATGATGGTGATCAGTCTCTTTATGTAAGTGTTTATAAGCCTGATGAGATTAACGAAAACCTTGAGCTATTAACTGATTTTATTAAAGAACTAACTCAGCAACGATCAATCAGTGATTTAACGATTTCAACAGATATATTAAAGAAGGGAAACTAAAAATGGCGCATGAAATAGAGCGTAGGAATGGTAAGGAAAGTTTTGCATTCACGGGACGTAAGGTTCCGTGGCATGGTCTGGGTCAAAGTGTAAGTGACTCAGTGACTGCGGGTGAAATGTTGAAGGCGGCTAATCTTGATTGGGAGGTCAAGCTGTCTCCTGCTTTTAATCGTGAGCATGGTGATGTGGGTCGCTCGTTAATTTCAGATACTCAATTTGTTGAGCGATGGCAATTGACTGAGCAAAAGCCTCTAACACCATGGACTGATATCCCTGCTAAAAAATTTGAGTACGTGGATACTCTGGGAGTGGTTGGTAAATCATTTAAGGCTGTCCAGAACTCGCAATTAGCTGAGGTATTATCGAAGGTATCAGCTACACCGACTAGCGATATCAAGTGGTCGAGTGCAGGTAGTTTGCGTGGTGGTCGTGACGTGTTCTTTGTCGCTGACTTACCTGATGATGGGTTTAACATACCGGGGGACTCTGAAGATTCTATAGACTCATACTTGGTAGCTCACGATAGTAAGGTAGGCGCTCATTCGTTGCGCGTATTCCAAACTAGTGTGCGTCCAGTGTGTATGAATACTCTGGTGGCTAGTTTTGGACAGGCAACTAAGGCTGTGGCGATTCGTCACTCTGGCGACATTAGCCAAAAGATAAAAGCCTTGCAAGGTGCTCTGACTCGAGAGTCTCAACAGTGGGCTAGGTATCGTGAATGGCTAGGTAATTTATCTGAAGTTGAAATTGATATGGATAATTTTGTCGAGCTTGTAGACGATTACTTTGGGAGGCAAGATCTTGTGACAGGTAAGGGTAGCAAACTCACTATGTCACTCGATCCTAAAGATCCTTTTTACACTTGGTCTGATGATGGGATTACGCTGTCTGATGGTGATGAGGTTCCTACTTTAAATCGCAAGCAGCGTAACCTAGTAGATATTAAGGATGGCGTGTATAAGAACTATGCTCGTGAGCGTGGCAACACTCTCTATCATGCATTACAGGCAGGTACAGAGTATCTACAGCATGGCAGCCTAGAGCGTCCTAAGAATATTCGTAGTCTCGATACTAACTTCGCTTCAGTGCTGACGGGTGACACTAATAAGCAGATGTGGGGCTTTGGTAAGGTTGTTGATGATTATGCTGTGGCTGCAGGTAGAGCTTCATTCAATGAGCTAACAGGCAAGCCTCATCTAATGGCTGAGATTACTGCACATTATCCAGATGGTAAAACTGAGACTGATTCAGTTCGGATACTGTAGTAGTATGTACAGGAGTGTACCCCTAACTAACCTTTTTTGATTCACTACAACTCAAATAAGGCACTCATTAAGAGGGACCCGCAAGGGTCTCTTTTTTTGTGTGTTTCTCCAGAGTTTCCTTAAAGTTTCTCTGCTCGAGCGAAGGTAACTCAATAGGAAACTCGAGGAAACTTTTCTAGTTATTTGTTGCTATGTATAAGGCAACTCAGTTTCCTGTTTTGTTGCTGACCTATACTAGGGACTGACGTTTCGTCCCATAGGTAACTTAAAAATAAATACTATATAGAGGGTAAAAAGTTTCCTACCTCAGACTAACATCTGTACTGGTGGTGATTGTCTATCTCTGGGATTGTTTTGGAAATAAAAAAAGGGCCAAGTGGCCCGGTCTACGCATGAAAATTGGGAGGCCCGAAGGCCCCCCTGTATTTCACTCTCGGTATCTGAAAAATCCTGTATCAGGATCCTCCCACACTGCACCGACTGAGACTTGTTCATCTAAGCAGCTAGGACACAGTATCGTACCCTCTACTATCTGATATTCAAGAGTCAGTTCACCTACTGGACACTGATCGCACTCCACCTGCTGACACTCCCAACACATATACCCGTCACGCAATTCAAACTCACCACTTGGTGATTCATGTTCCATTTGTGAGGGTA